CACGCAGTACGTCATGGAGCACGACCTGACCGTGTATCTGGTGCTTTACGACCGGGACTCGCTGGCCGTGAGCCGGAAGCTGTTCGCCTCGGTGGAGGAGTACATTGACGACCACTATGTAGCACAGAACGATGAAAGCTATGGATTTGGCCGTCGGCGCAGAGAATTGTCAGAGCGGCGGAGACTTCCGGAAGAAGATGCCGCCGTGCCGATGCTAGGTGCAGTTCCGGCACCCGCCGCGGCCCCCATGGCAGCCCGCAGTCTGGAAAGCCTGATGGATAATCTCGGTGAAAGCTTCACCACTCGTCTGCTGCGGCTCATTGACGAGCGGGGGCTGAAAGACTCCACCGTGTACAAGCAATCCAACATCTCCCGGCAGCATTTCTCCAAAATTCAGTGCAATCGCGACTACAACCCCAAAAAGAAAACGGTGCTGGCCTTTGCGGTGGGGCTGCACCTGTCCGAAGATGAAACCATCGACCTGCTCAAGAGCGCGGGCTATGCCTTTTCGGATGGCTCCAAGCGGGACTGGATCGTGCGGTACTGTCTGGAACACAAAATCTATAACATCAATCAGGTCAATACGCTATTGTTTGAATACGATCAGGAACAGCTGGGTGCGTGATTTGTCGCCTGCCCGTTGACCTTTTGCCCTCCGGTTTGTGGTATCCTTTTGCCAACGAAAGCGATACACCACAAAACGGAGGGCATTGTTGTGAAGAAAAATCTTACCGAGCTTGTTTTCATTCTGGACCGCAGCGGTTCCATGGGCGGGCTGGAGCAGGACACCATCGGCGCAGAGTGGAAAGAACAAATCGAAGCTGATTTTCAGAAGCGGCATCATAGGTAAAGGAGGAAACAGCCATGTTAGGAGCAATCTTGGGTGACATCGTGGGCAGTCCCTATGAGTATGGATAAACAGGATAACTATAAGAAAGAGAGGACCGAAACGGCCCTCTCTTTTCATTTTTCGGATTTTGGGATGCGCGGGTATATCTCAATGGTGAAACCATCGGGACTTTTTTTGCGCTTCTCGTTTAGCTTCTGGTAGACGACCTTTTCAAGCACCTCTTTCAGGAGGGCGTTTTTCTCCTCGGCCGTTTCGAGCAGCGGGTACACATCGAGCAAATTCTTAACCTTAGGGATGATTTCACGGCGGCTGGTCTCCCGGAGCTTCTCCTCGGTCAGCTCGCGGGAGCAGCGGGCGACACTATCCTTTGCGGCAGCGATTTTGTCGGAGAGCATCCGGGAGCGGGACAGAAAGGTGTCGGTGTCGTAGACGCCCTGCTCGAGAAAGTCGTGTGTGCGTTCGAGCTGCTGCTGCAATTTGCGGAGCTCGGCCTCTGCGCTGGCGAGAGCTTTTTCCCGGACGCCGACCGACGACACGGAGGACGACGCGGCAGCGGAGCTCCACTCGAGCTCATAGCCTTTCATCCACTCGGAGAGGCCCTGTATTACACGTTCTTCGACAATCGGAAGATAACTTGAGCAATTCGGGCAGCCGCGACGAGGGCAGCGCACGACCGGCATATCTGGATGGACGGGGTTTATCATCCGCATCATCTGCCTGCCACACTCGGAGCAGACGAGCAGACCGGCCAGAGGATTCCGGACAACCTTTTCTTTGTGCGTGGAAGTGTTCTCGCTCCGGGTTAGCTTATCGTTTGCGAGCTCAAATGTTTCCTTCGGAACGAGCGGAGGATGAATGCCTTTGAACACGCACTCTTTCTCTGGGTCGGCAGGACCACGCACAGAAACGACCTTGCCGTCAACCACTTTCTTCTTCGTCTCACGACTACCCCAGCGAACCATGCCGATGTACGTCGGATTCTTGATGATTCCGCGAATGGTGATTCTTGCCCATTGCGAACCGGACGGAGACGGGATGTGCATATCGTTGAGCCTCGTGGCGATTGAACCCAGAGACAGCGGGCGAGCGGAACCATCCTCGTCCTGCAAGCCGACCGTGTACAGGTCGAAAATCATACGGACTATTGCGGCCTGCTCCTCGATGGGCTCGAGTGAGCAGCCCTTTTCGTTTTTGAGCTTTACCCGACGATAACCAAAGGGAGCTAGACCGGACGGCCATTTGCCCTCTTTGGCGGAGGCGAGGCGACCGCGCTGCAACCGGCGGTTGATAATCTTGTACTCGCGGCGGCTCATAAACAGGCCGAACTCGAAATACTCCTCGTCGAACTCGTTGTCAGGGTCATACGTTTTTATAGGGGTGATTATTTTCGTCCCGGAGAACTTGAACGTCTGCGCGATGATGCCTTGGTCGATGGTGTCGCCGCGCGCCAGACGCTCTACCTCCATGACGAGGACACCGGACCAAACGCCCTGCTCGACCTCGGAGAGAACCCGTTGCATCATAGGGCGGGCAGCGATGGTGTCACCGGAGACGACCTCACGGTAAATATCGGTCACGTTGAGATGTTGCCTTTTCGCCAGCTCGAGCAGAGTGTGCTCGTGCCGGGAGAGCGTTTCACCCTCGCCGTGTGCTTCGGCCTCGAGGTCGGAACGAGACTTGCGCAGGTATATGAGATACTGCTCCATGATGACCTCCAAACAAAAAGGCCCGCGCCGGAGCGCAGGCCGAAAGGTTACTTGTTGCTATCCTTTAAGGCCGCAACGTCGGCCTGCAAGAGACTGTCGAGGGTAGAGGCGGTTCTAGCCTTGAGCGTGTTCTGCTTCTCCATAATCTGCGGGAAAGCACCTGCCAGGTCTCCCCCGCAATCTGCGAGGATGCTCTTTATCTCGCCGCGACCGGTTTGCAGCTCAGAGAACAGCTCACGGTACAGGGCCAGCTCTGCTGCATTCTGCGCGTTCATGCACCGGGAGAGCAGCACATAGACCGAATCGAACGTCGAGGAGACGACGGCGCGGAGCTCTTTCGAGAGGGCGTCATATCTGCGCTTGAAGTTTGCATTGTCCTGACGGAACGCCTCGTTACCGTGTGCGCGCTCGTCCTCGCGGCCCAGCAGATAGTCAGTGGTTACACCGAAATAGTCCGCCATCTGGCAGAGCAGGGCGAAATCTGGCTCTTTGCCCTCGGTCTCGTAGCCGGAGACCGTAGTGCGCTGCTTGCCGCAGAGGCGGGCAAACTCGGCCTGCGTCAAATCTTTCTCCTTGCGGAGCGCGACCAACCGTTCAGAAAACTTATCCATACAGACGTACCTCCCTAAGACTTTTATATTGTATCACAAAAATCCCCTCACGGGGGCAAATGACGCTAACTGCGTCATAAATAGCAAAAATTTTTGAAAAAAACTTGACTTTGACCCAATTAGGGACTATAATAAACCACAGAAAGACCCCAAAAGGGTCACACAGAAAGGAGGAGACAGGCGGAATGCGGAAAAAGCTGCAAACGCTCCGAGAGGGCGCAGGCTACACCCAGCAGACTTTCAGCGAGCGACTGGGCGTGAGCCGGAGCCACTACGCACAGATTGAGAGCGGAGACAAGAATCCGTCCCTCAAGCTGAGCCTGAAAATCAAGCAGGCCCTCGGCTATCCATACGACGACCTTTTTTTTAACCCGAAGCGACCCGTTTCGCGTCATTGATACGAAACGATGACGCCAAAAGCAAACATTTGGCGTTTCCGTGTAAATATTTTAACCGAAAGGAGGCACGGAATAAATGCCTAAAATGGCAACGAAAGCCGCAGATAACGTGTTCTACAAGGCACGAATCGCAGCGGCATCGTGGAACGACCGGCTAGGCAGCAGAGAGGGTGCGTCAGAGGTGACCGGCATCGACCGGACGCGGCTCGCCAACATCGAGCTCGGAACCATCAACCCGCACCCGGAGGAGGTCCTGATGCTGTCGGACACCTACAACGCGCCGGAGCTGCAAAACCATTTCTGCTCGCACCTCTGCCCGCTCGGCATTGGGACGATTTCACCGATTGAGCTGGAAGAGCTTGAGCGGGTCACATTGCAGCTCATTTCGGCAATGAAGTCGTTGCCGGAGGTCAAGGACGGAATCATCGACATCGCGGCCGACGGCGTCATCGACGCGAAAGAAAAGCCGCGCATGGAGCAGTACCTCGAGGTGCTCGACGAGATAACGAACAAGGCTCAGACCTTGAAGCTCATTTATAGAAAGCAATTCGGAAAACAGGAGGTGTAAAAAGTGTTGGAGGCGAAGCAGAGCGGGAACGTCGTTGAGGACTTCACCATCGGGAACACCCGAATCAAGATTTGCGACGACTTCTGCCGGACCCGGACGAGCGGAGAGGTCAAAGAAATCCTCAACCGCGTCGCACGGAGAACAGTCGGCTCGCTCGCAGCAGCCGCCACACCTGATTATGGATGCGCTTAAAAGAAAGATGGAGATTGCGGCCGTTGTGTTTTTCTGCACAGTCACCGCACTCATTGCGGCTTGCTCCTGCGCAACGACGGCCGCAGCGAACCTCGCACGGCAGACGGCGGTAGAACCGGTCACGGAATATGTGACCCTCACCTACACGGAGGAGCGTCCGCAGGCCGAACAGGAGCCGGAGCTCCTCTACGACGTACCCATGAGCGACGAGCTGCAACGGCACGTCCGGGAGCAGGCAGAGCAGCAGGGCGTCCCGTTTGAAATCGCCATCGCCGTCATCGAGCGGGAGAGCAGCTACCAGCCGGATGCGGTCAGCGACACCGGAGACTTCGGCCTCATGCAGATTAACGTCTGCAATCACCGCTGGCTCTACGAGGAACTCGGCATTACGGATGTGATGGACCCGGAGCAGAACATCGAGGCTGGCCTCTACATCCTCGGGCGGGCGTTCCAAAAGTACGACGACCCGGACAAGGCTCTCATGGCATACAACATGGGTGACAGCGGTATGAAAGCCGCATGGAGCAAGGGCCAGCACAGCAACAAATACAGCCGCGCAGTCATTGAGACGGCGCAGGCCCTCAAGAGAAAGGAGCACTAAATGGACTGGAAGATTCACAGAGCGATTCTCATTGCGGCCATCTGGATTGCAGAGGTCCTCTCGGCCGGTATCTGCGGATTCATCGCCGCGCTGGCACTCATTCCGGCCAGCTACGCAGCGCGCGGCTACTTCGCCTTTGGTGGCGAGTGGCTTATCGTGCTCGGCGTCACGCTGCTGGCGTTCCATGTCATCAACAACGCATTCTTCGGAATGCTCAAGCACCACTGAAAGGAGGTGAACCACATGGCTGAACAGAACCTTTTCTGCCTTTGCGGCAGATGCTCGCGCAAGCTGCGCAGCGCGGCTGCCCGTCGCGTCGGTATGGGCTCGACCTGCTGCCGCAAGGAGACAGGCAAGACCATCACCCAGTTGCTCAAGGAGCTGGACGAGCAGGAGGCCGCAGCAGCGGCAGAGCAGCAGGAGCCGGATACACAGGCATAAAAAAAGAGCCGCGCTCGAAAGCGCGACCCTCTTGTCGGACAAGCCTATTGTATCTCGCTCCACATCAAAAGTCAATAGGAGCGTGAATTATGAACGAACAGAACAATCACGCTGCGCTCACCATTGCGCAGCAGTACCCGCCCACGCAGTACAACCTCCTCGTCCCGATGCAGACCGTGACGGAGATTGCCGACATCCAAAAGCCGGTGATGAACTCCGTGAGCATCAGCACCAGCCTCAACGACGGCGAAATCTATGAGATGGAGAAAGCCAAGGACGAGTGGCGCGACAGCAAGGGGTACGTACACAAAGCGACCCCGGCCAAGTACGCCCTCACCAAAAAGGGTCTCACCAAGCTCATGCGAGCCGCAGGCATCAAGATTCTTTCCAGCCGCCCGGTCGTCCCATCCACCTGCCAGAAGTGCGCGGAGGTCAACCGCAGCATCGGAAAGCCGATTCGCTGCGGAGGCTGCCCCAACAAGGACGTCAAGCACGAGGTCCGAATCAGCGTCCCGCAGCTCACCGGCGAGAACGTCACCATCGTCGCCCACAAGGAAATTGCGGTCGAGGATGTGACAGCCGGGATGACAGAAAAACAGCGGGCGGAGTTCATGAAGTTCCGCAGCGAGATGTGCGAGAGCAAGGCCCTCAACCGCGCCCTCCGCACCGCGATGCAGATTAAGTCCAGTTACCTTATCGAGGAGTTCAAAAAGCCCTTTGTCGTGGCATACCTCGTCCCGAACCTTGACAACCCGGCCGTCCGCGAGGAGGCGGTAAAGTCCATGTTTGGCGCGGCGAATGAGCTGTACGGCAGCCGCCCGAAAACAAGCCACACGGTCTATGTGGACGATGATGACGACGGATATGTGCAGCCGGATTTTGAAGTCGTGCCGGAGCAGGAACAGCCCCAGCAGGAGCGGCCGCCCGAGAGACCGGCGCAGCGGCCTCGTCAGCAGCCCGCGCCGAGCAATCGGCAGCAGGGCCAGAACGGTGACAGTGAGTTCTGCGCGGACTGCGGTAAGCAGGTCGGCCTCGACGTAGCAGAGTACAGCCGCAAGCATTTCGGCGGAGTGGCTTATTGCCGCGACTGCCAGAGAAACCATACATGGAGGAAATGATTATGATGATTCTTTCGCAGGACGGCATGGTCGCCGTCAATTCGGACCACGTGGCAATGTTTGAGGTCAAGGAGACTGAAACAATCCCTCGCGAGGCGCAGCTCGTGGCGACCATCTTTGTTTCCGCTGGCGGACGTTACACCAACGCCGAGCGCGCCTGCTGCCCTATCGGGACATTCCGCAGCCCTAACCGCACCGAGCTCGCAAAGCTCGCGCTGGACTACATTTCGTTCAGCATCAGCTCTGGCCGCAAGGTCTACGCGCAGGTTCCGACCGAAGATGAAATGAGGAATATTCAGGGCGCGAAGTCTCGTGCGGATGCAGCGCGGCGCGGCAAGCTCGACGACATCATCAAGGAGCTGCTCAGGGAGGATATGTGATGCTGAAAGTATTGCACACCGGAGACTGGCACATCGGCAGTTTCCCCGGGCCAGAGTTCGGCGGACAGAATGCCCGCTTTCAGGACATCTGCCGCTGCCTTGATTTTCAGGCAATGTACGCGGAGGAGCACCGGCCGGACCTTATCGTCGTCTCTGGCGACATTTTCCATCAGGCCCGCGTATGGTCGGACAGAGGTCTCCGCGAGAGCCGGACAGCCATAGACCACATCCGGCGGCTTTCCAACGTGGCCCCGACCGTCGTGTTACGCGGCACTCCGAACCACGACAGCGAGGAGCAGTTCGAGATGCTGACGACGGCTTTTTACGGCGATGATTCGGTCAGCGTCGTAACGGAGCCGGAGGTGCTCCACATCCACACCTACCACGGGCAGCGCGTAGATGTGGCGTGTATTCCGGGCTTTGACCGTGGTGTACACCGGGCAGCGCACCCGGGCCTCTCTCGAGAGGAGGAAACGCAGGTATTCACGGACGAGCTGGCAAAGGTTGTCCTCGGCCTCAAGGCCCAGTGCGAGCCCAGTGTGACGAGCATCCTGTCTACGCACTTCACCGTCCCGGGATGCAACATGGAGAGCGGCCAGACCGCGCTATTTGCACAGTTTGAGCCCGTCATCTACCCCGACACCCTGAAAGCTGCAGACTTTGACCTCGTAGCACTCGGCCACATCCACCGGCCGCAGCAGCTCCCGGAGGCAGGCCGCGCAGTGTTCTACTGCGGCAGCATTACCGGCCTCAACTTCAACGACGAGAATCAGCCGCGAGGCTTTTATATCCACGACATCGACGACGGGGAGGCATGGAGCGAGTACGTCGAAACGCCCTACCGGGAGTTCGAGACCATCCGCCTCGGAGAGGACGACGTCCGCGCAATGCTGAGTGCGGAGCGAGTTGTTGTACCTGACCGCCTCAAGGGGAAAATCGTCCGCGTTCTCTATACCTGTTCAGACGAAACAAACAAGGCTTTCAACAAAGCTGTCCTTGAGAAAAGGCTCTATGACGGTGGCGTGTTCTATGTCTCCGAAATCACGCCGGAGGAAATCACGACAAGCGTGAACCGCGACGAGCTCCATGGCGACAACAGCCCGGAGCAGAACCTCGCCGAGTACCTCGCCGAAAAGGAAAAGAACCCGGAGGACGCCCAGCGCATAATCGAGCTGGCCCGTCCGATTATCTCGGAGGCAATGGAAAAAGGCCGCCTTGAGACCCCGACCGGCGTGTTTATGCCGGTAGAGATTGAGGTCAAGAACTACCGTAACTACCGTGACGAGCTGTTTTCCTACGATGGCATTTCCTTTGCCACCATCAACGGCGAGAACGGCGCAGGCAAGTCCAGCCTGTTCATGGACGCCATGCTGGACGCCCTTTTCGAGGAGCCCCGGGAGGGCGACCTCACTGGCTGGATTTGCAACGACCCGGATGCCCGCAGCGGTTCCATCAAGTTCACGTTTTACCTCGGCGCCAAGCTGTATCGCGTGACACGCACCCGCACAAAGAGCGGCAAGGCGACGCTGAATCTCTCCGAGTATGTGGACGAGAGCTGGCAGAACCGCAGCGCGGAGAAATACCGCGATACGCAGGCCATCATCGAGAACACCATCGGCATGGACAGCCTGACGCTCAAGGCGACCGGCCTTATCATGCAGGACCAGTACGGCCTCTTTTTGCAGGCCGACAAGGCGGACCGCATGGCAATTCTCGGCAACATCCTCGGCCTCGGCATTTATGACCGCATGGAGAGCATGGCGGCCAACCGGGCAGCAGACGCCAACCGGGAGCTCCGGCGCGTCGCGGATTTGCAGGAGGAGACCGGGCGGACGATGCCGGACAAGGCAACGGTCGAGGCGGCCATGAACAAGACGGCTGTCGAAAAGGCCAGCGCGGTAGCAGACAGGGCCATCCACACAAAGGCCATGAGCGAGGCGCAGACAAAGCTCGACATTGCCAAGCAGGCACAGAGGCGGTCGGAAAAACTTGCCAGTGAGCTCGGCTCTTGGACTGCGGAGAAGAACGCGAACGCCAGCGCGCAGGCTGTTTGCAGAGCGCAGATTTCCGATGCGCAGGCTCTCCTCGATAAGCGCGAGGAGGTCGAGGCGGGCAGCCAGAGTTACGAAAAACTTTCCGCACGGCGGGAGGAACTGCTGAGAACGGCGGTCCTGATTCAGCCCAAGGAAGAAAAGCTGCGGGACGTTATGGCCGCGCTCTCTGCCCAGCGGAAAAAGAAAAGCAGTCTCGAGGCCGAAAAACTTTCTGCGCAGGCAACGTGCTGGAGCTATGAGCAGGCCCTCGCAGACTATGACGAGCTCGAGCGGAAAGCGGCGGACCTCGCCGGAGCAAGCGAATGGCTCACCGCGCTGGAAGAACAGGACGAGCAGTATCTCGCAGCAGACCAAGAGGCCATGAAGCTGCTCCAAACAAAGAACGCAGAAACCGCGCGGATACAGACATGGCTCGACATAAAAGAGAACGAGGTCACACATATCCGCTCCCGGGCCATCATGCTTGAAACCTGTGGATGCCCGGTCGAGAACCCGGAGTGCCGTTTCCTGCAGGATGCAGTGGAGGCGAAAAAGAAACTGCCTGCGGCCGAGACGGAACTGGAAACCTACCGGCAGCAGGCCGAGGAGCGCGCCGAGCAGCTCGATGCTGAGTATCAGACCGCAAAGAAAAAGGCAACGGGCCTCAACTGCCGCAAGGATTTGCAGGCCCAGCGTTTCCTCGTTGCAGACCTGCGGAAAGCCTCGGAACGGTTCGCAAAGCTGACGGCGCAGAAAGAACGCCTCGCAGAAGTTAAAGAGCGTATCAAGGCCATCGACGAGGAGCTTGAAACCATCCCGGCCAATATCGAGAACCTCGAGGCAGACCGTTTCGTCGTTGAGGACGAGCTGAAAAAGCTCCGGCAGAACGCAGCGGAGCTCGCCAGCATTGAAGCGCAGCTTTCGGACGTTAAGAAATACATCGAGCTGGAAAAGCTGCTCCCGGCAGCAGAGGCTAAAAAGAGCGCAGCACAGACCCGCCTCGCGGAGCTCTTGACCTACGCAGAAAAGGCCCGGACGGCGATTGACGGCATCAATGCGGAGATTCTGACCCTCTCAAAGGCGCAGGCTGATGTTGACGAGCTCAAGGAACAGTACGCGGAGGCTGTTGCAGCCCTCACGGTGGACAATACCCGTATTGAAGAGCTGGACCAGCAGGCCGGACATGGCCGCAGGCAGATGGAAGAAATCGAGACGGCAGAGGCAAAGCTCGAAGTCCTTCGCCGTCAGGCGACGGAACAGGGCCAGCTAGCAGCGGGCTACGAGGAGCTCAAGCGGGCTTTCTCTCAGGACGGCATTCCGCATAACATCGTCCGCAGCATCGTCCCGTTGTTCGAGGCGACCGCGACGAGCATTATCGGCCAGATGTCAGGCGGCCACATGAGCATCGAGATGCGCATGGAAAAGACCCTCAAGAGCAACAGCAAGAAAGAGGTCACCGCGCTGGACGTCATCGTGAACGACGCAGCGACCGGAGCCCTGCCCTACATGAGCCGTTCCGGCGGCGAGCGCGTTAAGGCAGCCCTCTCGGTCATCCTTGCGCTGGCGGAGCTCAAGAGCAGCACCGCAGGAGTGCAGCTCGGATTCCTGTTTATCGACGAGCCACCGTTCCTCGATGACAAGGGTGTACAGGCCTACTGCGACGCCCTCGAGGCTATCCAGAAACGGTACTCCTCGCTCAAGATTATGGCTATTACTCACGACCCGGAGATGAAAGCTCGTTTCCCGCAGTCCGTGGACGTCGTAAAGACGGCGGAGGGCAGCAAGGTCATCTACTCTTGAAATCACCAGCAGAAAGGAGGTGCGAGACTTGGGAAGAAGCAACAGGCAGACCGCCGACTACTTCCCCCATTACGTCGGGGAAAAGAGCCGGACAAAGTTCATCCTTGAAAAGAACTGGGGAAACGACGGGTATGCCTTTTGGTTTAAGCTGCTCGAACTTCTTTGCGCGGCAGATGGCCAGTATTACGACTGCTGGGACAAGATGGGCTGGGAGTACCTACTTGCCGTCACCGGAGTTACAGCCGAAACGGCGGAGGCCATCCTGAACACGCTCACCTCCATGGGAAAGGTGGACAAGGAGCTGTGGGAGAGCTGCCGCGTCATTTGGGTGCAGTCTCTCCTTGAGAACCTCCGCCAGCTTTACTCCAAGCGCACCGCAGCACCGACGAAACCGTCGGTCGATAACTTTCCCGGCCGCAGGGTGGAAAGCTCTGCACAGGAGCCAGCAGCAGCCACAGAGGCGGAGGAAACGCCACCGACCGTACCGGAGCCCGCGCCGGAGGCGCACGACAAACCGAAAGCTCCCCGGCGTAAAGCCGGGAGCCTCTCGGCAGAGCAGGCCGAACGGTTTGACCGCTTCTACGCGGCCTACCCGAAGAAGGTGGACCGGGCCACGGCAGAGCGGGCGTGGGCCAAAATCAACCCGGAGCCGGACGACGCGGCGACCGACAGAATCATCGCGGCGGTTGAGGCCGCAAAGAAATATGACAGCCGGTTCCGGGAGCGGCAATTCACGCCAAACCCGGCAAGCTGGCTTAATGCAAAAGGCTACATGAACGACTACACAGGAGGTGAGCAGCGTGGAAACGCTGACGGCTATGCTGGATTCACTCCGTCCGGCGGATTCGGCTCGTTCGGTTGAGACCACCCAGCACCGACGGCCGACAAGCAAGGATATTCTGGCTGGTGGTTACAACTGCCAGCGCGAAATCCCGGAGCCGGTCGAGTGCGAGTTCTGCGGCCGGAAACTGTACCACGAGGCCCTCGTGATGGGACGAACGGTCCTGATGTTCGCCCCGTTCCCGCAGAGATGCACCTGTGACAGAGCAAAGGCGAAGTGGGCGGAGGCGGACGCGGAGGAGGCCAGACAAAAGGCGGAGGCCGAGAAAGAGGCGGCGCAGGCCAAACGGCGCGCCAAAATCGAGAGACTACTCGGCAGGAGCGGCATCAAGAAGCGATTCCAGCAGCGGACGTTCGCCAACTTCATCCGGGACACCCCGGAGCGGCGGCGGTGCTACGACACGGCCAAAACCTATGCAGACAGCTTTCCACAGCGCGCAGAGCGCGGCGAGGGCCTCTACATAGAGGGGACCTACGGAACCGGCAAAACGCACCTCGCGGCCGCCATCGCCTTGCAGCTTATAGGCTGCGGCGTCCCGGTCGTCTGCAAGACGTCCGGCGACCTGCTGGTCGACATTAAGGAGGCTTTCGACAGCGGAGATGCCACTGAGTACGAGATACTCAAGGCGTATAAAACGGTCGATTTGCTCATTGTGGATGACCTCGGAAAGGAACAGTGTACAGAATGGAGCGTGAGTACCCTGTACTCCATTCTCAACGACCGGTACGAGGATATGAAACCGACCATCATCACGACGAACTACAACGCCGACGAGCTGGTGCGAGCCCTCACCCCGAAAGGCGGCGACGGCACGAAAGCCCGGGCCATTATAAGCCGCCTGCGGGAGGTCTCGACAGTCATCACGATGGCATGGGCCGATTACAGAGCAGGAGGAGGCAGACGAAATGCCTGAATTGAGACAGGAGTATTTGGATATTCTCGAAAAGCACGAGTGGCGCGTCAGCGGCTACACCGACGACGGCCGCGTGGAGCTCGAGTGGTGGTCACCAGCCGGGGAGGACTTCATCGTCTGCGTGGAAGTCGAGAACTTTCCGGACGAAATTCTTGAATACTCGGACGACTTTGACATGGACGAGCACATTGAAATGTGGGTTACGGCGAGGGCGAACGGCAGACAGGATGTGCCGAACGCGCGGAGACTTGTCAAAGATGCAGAGGACATCCAAAAAGAGCTTGACGAGCTCGCATTTGAATTACAGGAGGCAGAAAGAAAATTATGACTTACAGGTATTACAGTACCCTCCGACCGCTGATGGTGGGCGGCATCCCGTTCCCGAAACAGCCCGGAGAGAGCATTACCAAAATCGTCAACTTCGAGGAGGGCCGGAAGTACTGCGATGACATTGACCGGCCCGCGTGGGGCTACATCGAGTACACCGCTCCGCTCGACCCGCAGCAGGTCTCGGACTACGAGCTGGTGCTGGCACCGGAGGAGGACGGCCATGAGTGACGTGAAAATCAAGGAGCTGGACAAGAGCCTCATTCATCAGGCGAACAACAACAGCATGAGCGGCAAGCGCGGCGACATTTCGGCCCACGAGTACGAGGTCTACTGCCAGAAAGTTATGAGCTGGAACATCCCGGACAGCCGCAAGCAGAAAATCGTGGACCAGATTTATACCCGGTGGAGCGAGCAGCTCCGGCACGAGGCGGCCCATGTGAGCGTCGCCGTCGCAGGACCGGCGCGGTACAACGCAAAGAAGCTGGACCACAGCGACACCATTCTCCGCCTTTCCTCTGAGTTCGTGGAGTGGTTCAACGGCCTGCAGGAGCAAGTCTGGCAGGGCCGAATCGAGGACAAGGACGCAAAGGAGATTGCGCGGCTGGTCGATGACATCAAATTCTGCATCGAGCGGCCGACGCTTAATCCTACCGCGAGCCTGTGCGAGCTCGCCAACAAGGACCCGGAGCTTTTCATGGAGTATTACGAGAAGCTCCATGAAAAGTACCGCTGGCGCAAGAACAGCGTCATCGCCAAGCTCTACGCGGCCGGGAAAGAGGGCAAACTCGCAAACCTGAACCGGCAGAAGTTTTTCGAGGACGAGAACTTCGTCGCCTACACGATGGGCGATCGGGCATACATCAAGTTCGTTATGAAGCCCCGGCAGCAGCTTATTGTGGCACTCAAGAGCCGGAAATGGTGGTGGAACAGTAACGAGGAGGCATGGAGTACCTACCTCGACAAGCTGGACAAAGAGTGGGTGCAGAACATCAGCACCCGGTACGCCGATTACGTTTGAGGAGGACAGCATGAAGCGACTTATGATTATCGGCCTGTGGCCGGACGACACGGTCAAATATTGCGCCGAGAAATGTGACTGCCGCAGGTACGCATTCGACAGGATACTTTACCACAAGGGCGGACGAGCCGCCCGCGAGCGCATCTGCATCCCGGTAGTTGACAGGAGCGGAGCGGCAACGACATACCTCGACCTCCCTGTAACACTCCTAGAGGCGGGCGTCGTTTATCTCCGTCTCGACGACGGCAGCGACATTTTTTTGAGCGACACACAGATGGCGTTAATTGCCAACGAAGTCGAGAGACGGCGCGCAGAGTGCGCAGGAACCGGCCTCAAGACGCTCGGGAAATGGTTTGAGAGCGGCCTCCCGACCGCAGAGGACTATCTCGAACCGGGCGACGAGGTAGACGAGGACCTGATTGGCTACTTTCTTGACGTCTTACCGCCACGCACAAACCGCGCAGGCTTGTTGCAGGTGGGCGGAGAAATCAGCACCGCAAAGGACGTCAACGGACGCTGGCAGCCGACCTACCTTACGTTCAAGCGACGGGGCGGAACATGGCGGTACGCAGGACGGTGTTTTGAGGGCTCTGCGGAGCCAGTTCAGAAGTACCAGTCCTCGCTAGAGAAGATGATGCTTACACGCTGTAAGCTGCTGGGAGTTGTAGCACAGGAGGTTGAAGCCTGATGGACTACAAGGACAAAATCCGAAAGCTCCTCGCCCTCGCAAAGAGCCCGGAACCGGAGGAGGCAAAGCTCGCCCTGCTCAAGGCCCGCAAGCTCATGGCGGAGCACAAGCTCACCGAGAGGGACCTCGAGGAACGGAACACGACGGTCATAAAACGAGCCATCGGCGAGACGTTTTCCAAGAAAGCAAACTCGTGGATGGACCCGCTCTCAATCATTATTGGAGAAAACTACTGCTGCTCAGCGTTTCGATGCAAGATTAGCGCAAAAACAACCGTTTGGCACGTCGGATTCATCGGTTTAGAGGGCGATTTTGAAATCTGCGTAAAGATATTCCGGTATGCGGTCCGGTGCGTTAAATCGGAGCAGAAGCAGCTCCGCAAACAGCACCGGGATTATTACACACCGCAGGAGATTGCAAAAATCTGTGATTCCTACGGTTATGGGTTCGCCAGAGGCGTATACGAGGCGTTCACAAGACAGAATGAGGAAAATCAAGAATACGGCCTTGTGCTGAAAGTTCCGAAAGAGGTCAAAGACGAGCTCGAAAAGATTGGACTGCCGAAAGAGTTCAAAAAGACGCCCCAGCCAAAGACGGTTGGAGAGCTCGACGCAGCATGGCGCGGCGTCGAGGATGGCAGGAAGTTCGACCCGTCGAACAAGCTGAAAGAAAAGAAGCAGGAGGCATAACCAACATGGCAAGTACGAAGTTTGAAGTCTCAATGGAAATTTTCAAGTTTCAGGGAGAACCGGATGTCAGCGTCACGCTGACCGGTAAGAGCCCCACAGAGCTTGACACCGCGCTCAAAACACTCGAGACCATCGCCAAGACCACGACGCTGTACAACGGCGACAGCGCGCCGGAGGCGGAAAAGAGCGTCACCAGCGAGCCGAAGCGGGCAGCCCCGGTAGTTTCCACGGCGGACAAGAAAGCCCCCCCGAGAAGCCGGTAAGCTGGCTCCCGCCACTGCCCCAGCGCAAGGGCCTCATGCTCCTGCGCTGCCCGAAGTGCAAGAACGAGTTTGTGCAGTTCTTGCGCGAACCGCAAACGACCAACGAGTGCCGGAAGTGCGGCGCGAAAATCCCACTGGACGCGCTGGCGCGGTTCGAGTTCACCTGCCCGGACTGCAAGAAAGTGAGCTACGGCCGGACGAACGTCGAGTACGCCAAGTTCGTAAATGACGGCCACTGGACCAACCCGAAAGGGATAGAGAGGCGATTCGTTCCCGGACACTGGGAAAAGGCGAACGGAAAGGGCCGCTTCATCTACACCCCGGGAGAAAAGACCGGGATGGTCCTAAAAATGAAATGGGTGGAGGGCTCCCATTACTGGGAAAGCTCCATCAGAATCCTAGAAAGGCTCTACCCGGAGCTGCTAGAAAAGAAGCTGCAGAGCTGGCTGGACGAGTATTTCAAGGATTTTTTGTGAGGTGAAACCTATGGCTGCCTTAGAGCAGGAAATCGCAAGCGTTATCCGCTTTATCCTCGATTCCGTACCCGGGATTACGCCCTATTACTGGGACATCCCGGAGGGATTCGTCGTACCCTCTGTTTTCTTTCCGCAGCCGGAGCTCACACCTCTCGGCGACACGTTCGCGTCCTATGCGGTGGAATATGACTGGTACATCCGGTTTTTCGCCAGCACGGACGAGGACGCCTACGCAAGCGCGGCAGCGGCCTTGAACGCCCTCTGCGCAGCCCGCCTGCTGGTTCCGCTCATTGACGAGACGGGAGCGGCGGCAGGAGGTGGAGTGCGGCTCAAAGACCCCGGAGGAGTGAAGCGGCTGGACACAGGCACAGCCCAGCTCACACTCCACTGGGACAGCCGCCGTCCGTACAACAGGGTGGATTGCCAGAAGGTAATGCACTACAACCTCGACCTCAAAGCGGCCGAGGGAAAAACTGAATAGGAGGCATCTGCATGGCAGAGAAGAACGCGAGCGCGGCACAGACCGCGCAGAAGTTCCCTGTTGAGCGTCTGGCAAAGGCTTGCCGGACGCTTTTTCATGTTTCAGCCAGCACGTTCGCCGGTGCCACGGCGGGCATGACTGGTGAATACACCGTCGAGGAGATGCAGAAGCACATCGACGAGTGGCTCGGAAAGGAGGCCGTTGTTTAATGGCAGGTGGTAAATACGATAAGCTGGCGGGAAAGACCCGCCCGGGCACTTACATCAACTTCGAGAGCGACCGCAACGACACTGTCGGCAACTCTGAGCGCGGCATCGTGCTGCTGCCCCTGATTGGCTACGACTTTGGCCCCGCCAAGACGCCCATCACCCTGACGGCAGCGGCCCCGGATGCTTACAGCGTGGAGCTCGGCCGCAGCGTCTACGACGCGACGAACGATAAGATGCGCCTGATTCGCGAGGCATTCAAAAAGGCCGCCAAGGTCATCGTCTACATCACGGAGAGCGGCACGGCCGCAACCGGAGCCGCTGCTCCGCTGACCGTCACGGCCAAGTACGGCGGCACTCGCGGCAACGATATTCACGTCTCTGTCGTCGCAAACCCTGTCGGCGGCTTTGACGTCACCGTGTATCTGGATGCTGACGCCACCGCTGTGTACGAGGGCGTCAAGACCGTCGAGGAGCTGATTGCGGCCGCAGCAGACGACAAGCTGGTGAAGTTCACCGGTACGGGCGACCTGAAAGCGGCATCCGGCGTGAAGCTGGCAGGCGGCACGAACGTCACCAGCGCAAACGGCGACGTCACCGCGTTTGTGGACAAGATGGAGGGCATCAAGTTCAATACTCTGTGCTTCCCCGTTGCCGATGCTACGTTGCAGACCGCAGTCAGAACCAAAATCAAGTATATGCGCGAGAGCATGGGCAAGGGCGTGAATGCGGTTATGCCGGACGCAAAGAGCCCTGACCACGAGGGCATCATCAATGTCACCAACTCTGTTGTGGTTGACGGCGTTGAGCTGACCCACGCGGAGGCCTGCGCATTCGTTGCGGGCATCACCGCATCCGCAAGCTGCATCAAGTCTAACACCTACGAGGTCTACAACGGCGCGACCGGCATCGTGGACCCCAAGGACAACGAAGCAGCCATTGCAGCCCTCAAGAACGGCGAGATGTTCTTCTCCTACTCCGAGGCGGGCAACGTCATCATCGAGTACGACATCAATTCTCTGGTCTCCTTCAAGAAGCCCAAGGACAAGACGTACAGCAAGAACCGCGTTATCCGCACTCTGGACGCTATTCAGGAGACCATCCAGAATAACTTCCCGCCCAACAAGTACGACAACAGTCCGACCGGCTACGCCGCTATGAAGGGCATCGGCCAGTCCATCCTCAAGCAGTACGAGGACATGGGGGCCATCAAGAACGTGGACTATGACGCGGACTTCAAAATCGACGAATCTTTGAGCAGCGGCGACGAGGTTTATTTCATCGTCGCAATCCAGCCTGTGGATTCTGCCGAGAAGCTGTTCTTCACCGTCAAGACCCGCTAAAGCAGCAGGAGGTAAGTTATGCAGTACAACAAAAACCCTATTAGCCTCCGCGAGGGCCATGCGCTTATCGACGGCGTCGAGGTCATGGACGGCGTGAAGATGACTATCAACTTCACCCCGGAGACGTGGACTGGCCGCCAGTTGAACGAAACCACTCCGTCTACCCGCTGGGTTGGCGCGACCATCACCGGCAGCATGACCCGTCGCCGGACCAACAACTGGCTCAAGACCAAAATCAAGGAGTATCAGGCAACCAAGGCGACGCCCGAGTTCGTGATTCAGGGCATCATGGACGACGCTAATTCTGACTACTATGCAGCCCACGGCTCCGATGTCGTGACCTGCGTCGGTTGCGTCCTGACTGGTGACCTTCCCCTGACCGCACTGGATGCAGAGAGCGGCAGCGTGGTCGATGACGTCATCAACTTCAACATCAAGAACATCATCTAACCTCCCGACATTTTGGTCGGGAGCATACAGGCGGAGCCTCTCCTAGGTGGAGGGGCTCCGATTTTTATTTTGGAGGAGACAGCTATGAGCAAGAACCTGAAATATTTTATGCGCGAGGCAGCAGAGGTGGAGAAGGTCGTCACCGTACCGGCCCCGGAGAGCTTTAAGGACGAGAACGGCAAGGTCATCCAGCTCGAGGTCAAGGTGCTTTCCTCTGAGCGTATCCGCGCCATCAATGAGGGGTACCACACCCACACTGTCGCGCTGGACAAGAAAGGCAATCCCTACATCAACGGCGGCAACGTGGTTTTCCGCGACGAACGCGACAATGCAAAGGCCACCCGTCACATCCTCGTTGAGGCCCTGCAGTACCCCAAGCTGGACGACCCGGAGCTGATGAAGTATTACAACTGCGTGGACATCACCCAGATGCCGGAAAAGGTTTTCTCCCGCGCCGACGAGTTTGCTCATGTCACCCGCGTCGTCATGGCTCTGTTGGGCATCGGCGGTCAGCTCTCCGAGGAGGAGCAGAAGCAGGCCGATGAAAAGGAAATCGACGACGCAAAAAACTGATTCGCAACGCGGGCAGCGAGACGTACTGGGCCCATGTTCTTTGGCAGCGGCACGGCCTCCGACCGGAGGAGTTCGACCGAATGAGCCGGAGACAGAAGCTCTTTTACATCGCCTCCGAGGAGGAGGAAAGCGCGCGCCCGTGCAGAAAAGATACCATGAAGCTCGTCCCTATAAAGCGATAGGAGGACCGACATGGCAACACTGAAAGTCGTATTCAAGGCCATCGACGAAATCTCCTCCAAGTTCAACGAGATGACGCAGAGCGGCGAACGGGCTCTTGAAGCGTTTGAGAACACCGGCACGGCGGCAGACGGAGCGTTGAGCAAAGTCTCCCGCACGGCCGCTCAGACCGCCAAGAGCACCGACGCTACTGCTGATTCCGTCGATGACCTGTCCTCGGCCATCGGGGACTATGAAAAGGCCACCGGGCAGGCGGCAAATTCTACCGGCATCCTGTCCGAGAAAACGACCGAGACCGAGAAGAACCTCGACGAGGCAGCGGAGGCAGCCCGTAAAGCCTCGGAGGAGGTCGAGAAGTTCGGTGATAAGTCCGAGGAAACTGGCAAGCAGAGCGAGGAATCGAGCAAAAAGGGCCGCGACGGCATCAAGGAGCTGCAAGGCGTCCTTGCGTCGGCCGGAATAGCCGCCACTCTGAACGAGATTAAGAACGGCTTTTTTGACTGCTCCGAAGCGGCCGCACAGTTCGAGACCTCCACTGCAATGGTTGCTACCATCGCGGATACAAGCCAGAAATCCTTGAGCAATATCTCGAAAGAGGTGCGCAGCTACTCCAACGAGACCGGCGAGGCGGCCAGCGACATGGCGGAGGCGACCTATCAGGCCATCTCTGCCAGCGTCAACACGGCGGACGCTGCGGCCTTTGCGGGAACCGCGACCAAGCTGGCCGTCGGCGGTTTTACGTCGGCGACCACGGCTGTTGACGTTCTGACAACGGCCATCAATTCCTACGGCCTCGCGGCGTCGGATGCAACGCAGCTTTCCGACTACCTTATCACCACCCAGAACCTCGGCAAAACGAGCGTGGACCAACTGGCGCAGAGCGTCGGCAAGGTCATTCCTCTGGCGTCTGCGTACAACGTCCAGATGGACAATCTTAGCTCGGCTTACGCTGTCCTAACCGCCAACGGTATTGCTACCGCAGAATCCGGAACCTACCTCAAGTCGATGCTGTCAGAGCTCGGCGACACCGGCAGCGACGTTTCTGAGGTCCTGCTGAACTCCACTGGCAAGACCTTTGCGCAGCTCATGGAACAGGGCTATTCCCTCGGCGATGTTATGTCTATGCTTGGCGACGCGGTAGACGGAGACAGCACGGCATTCAATGCCCTGTGGAGCTCCACGGAGGCCGGTATCGGCGCACTGTCCCTGTTCAACGCAGGAGCAGACAAGTACAACAGTGTGCTCGATTCCATGCGTACCAGCGCAGGAGCGACCGAAAAGGCATACTCCACGATGGCGGACACGACCGACAAGAGCAAGCAGCGGATGGAGAATGCGTTCAACAACCTGAAAATCTCTGTCGGCGATGTGCTCAACCCCGCGCTCACGCAGGTATACGAAGGATTCACCGGCGTATTTGCAGGCATGAGCGATTTTGTGGACGAGTACCCGGCCGTCGTAGCGGCCATTTCGGCCATTGCGGTCGGCGTGGGCGGATTCACGGGCGCGCTGGCTGCCTACAACCTCGCAACCACGGCTGCGAAGTTCGTGACGGAGGCATTCACCGCGACGCTGGCGGCTAACCCTTACGTCCTCGCGGCAGCAGGCATCGTTGCTGTTACAGCAGCGGCCGTTACCCTGACCGGAGTGCTGATTACGCAGAGCGACGAGTACGAGGGCATGACGGCCACCTGCCGTGACCAGTACGACGAGCTGCAGAGGCTGAACGACCAGTACAATGCAGCCTGTGAGCAGTACGGCGAGAACTCCGACGCGGCCAACAGCCTGCGTTACCAGCTCGACCAGCTCAACGACGAGTTTGAAGCCAACCGGCAGACCGTCAAGGAGTTTGTGGCGGAGTGCGACGGCCTCGTCGAGAGCCACAACAAGGTCATGGACGCCTACAACAGCTCCACCTCGAGCATCAAGGACCAAGAGCTCGGTACACTAGCTCTGACCCAGCGGCTCGGGGAGCTGGCCTCGCAGAACACGCAGACCACCGCGAGCTACACGGAGATGAAAGCCATCATCGACCAGCTCAACGCAGACGTCCCGGGTCTCGGCCTGACCTACGACGGCGTGACCGAGAGCGTAGACGCGACCGTCGAGGCCATCAAGAAAGCCGCAAAGGCGCAGGCTGATTCGGAGTACAAGGCCGAGCAGCAACAGACCTATGTTGACCTGCTGAAAGAGCAGAGCAGCCTCGAGCAGCAAATCGCGGAGGCGGAGGCTAACCTCGACGCGGAGCGTCAGCGGCGCGGCATGAGGCAGGACGACGTCACCGGCGACTGGGTCAGCGGCAGCGGCTTTTGGATGGAGGACAGTCCGTGGGTGGCGTGGACTTCCGACATCGACGATTACAAGAAATCCCTCGAGGAGCTGCAAGCTGCCTACGACGAGAACCAACAGACCCTCTCCGACATCGAGGGCGAGTGGCGCGGCGTCGCGCAGGCGGTCGAGGATTCGCAGAACCAGACCGTCAGCTATGAGGAGGCTGTAAGCGCGGCCGTCAGCGCGGCACAGACAGAGCTCGATAACCTCACGGCGGCCTATGACAAGGCGTATGAATCGGCCCGGACGAGCATCGAGGGGCAAATCGGTCTGTTTGACACGATGAAAACCTCGTCTGAGCTGTCCATCAGCGACATGGAAAAGGCCATGCAGAGCCAGACGGACTACCTCAACCTCTACTCTGAAAACCTCAAAAAGGCCGCAGAATACGGCCTCGATGACGGCCTGATTAAGTCGTTGAGCGACGGCAGCGAGGAAAGCGCGGGCTACATCAACGCCATCATCCAGAACATCGAAAAACTGGGAGGCAGCACCGAGGGCATGCCCGCAGCGGCCTCCAAGTTCGTCACCGAGTTTAACTCCAAGTTTGAGGAGACCGAAAAGGCAAAGGACACCTTCGCGGACAATGTCGCCAAGATGGAAACCGACTTCGACGAGAAGATGGGCGAAATCGAGACCCGGATGTCCAAGACGGTTCAAAACATGGAGATGACCGACGAGGCCCGAAAAGCGGCACAGGATACCATCAAGGCCTACTGTGATGCAATCCGCTCCATGACCGGCGAGGCCGGGAGCGCAGCGGAGGCCGTTGCGAACGCGGCCGCCTCCCACCTGAAAACTGAGCCGACAACGACGCCGACCACAACGACACCCACCGCAACGACACCCACCGCAACGACGGTTACCGGTCACGCGAACGGTACTCTGTCCGCACAGGAGGACGTCTACATCGCCGGTGAGGAGGGCCCCGAGCTTATCATCGGCGCGCGTGGGTCCGAGGTGTTCCCCACGCAGGAGACCGAAAGAATCCTCGCAGCCGTGAACAGCGTGGAAAACGCCACGAACGACCCGGACGACGCCGCGCCGGAGGCGGCGATTCTGCCCGCAGAGGCCGCCGTAGAGCCGGTAGAAGCAAATTACCCTGTTGAGCAGGAAGTGCCGCAGGAAAGCCCCGTAGCCGCTCCTGCTGACAACCGGGCCGAGGAGCCTGTACCGGCTCCGGCTGATGCGTTCCCTGTGCAGGAGGCCGAGGTGAATCCCGCGCCGGAGGAGCCCGCGACGACTGCACCGGAGCAGGAACCGGAGCCCACGGCAAGTCCGCTCCCGGAGAACGACCTGCCGGAGGGTATGGAGGCCGTCAAGGAGTATTCCTATCTCACGGCTGACGGGCAGGGCTCTGATGCACAGCCAACCGGCATTGAGTACGTCGAACCGGAGGTGCAGGCGCAGACTACGGAGGAGGCTGCACCCGCAGAGGAGGCCCCGGTCAACACGACTGCCCCGGCCGCCAGTGACGCGCAGCAGGAGGCCCCGGCCTCCTCCTCAGACGCGCCCAGCATTGGCGAGACCGTCAAGCGCATTATCCTCGAAATCAACGGCAGCGGCTCCATCGACGTCGGCGGCATGAATGAGGAATTCGTCCTCGACATTCTGACGCGCCATGCAAAGCCGGTCCTTATGAACATCATCAAGGGCGAAATCTTCGAGGAAGGAGACCTTGCCTATGATTTTTGAGAGCAGTATGCAGCTCTGGATTACGCACAACGGAGAGCGCGAGAAGCTGCGCTTTCCCGTTCTGCCGACGAAGTTCGACGTCACTCACGGGACGAAGAACACGAGCGTCACCATCAGTGGCCTCGGCGAAATCCTCGTTTTGCAGGACCGGGCGGCCGTGGAGGTATCGTGGGGCAGCTTTTTTCCGGCCGCGTATTTTCCGGGCGTCCAGACGCCATTTATACTGTCGTCGCCGGATGCGATGATACAGCGGCTTTTCGAGTGGAAAATCAGCGCGAAGCCGGTGCACCTCATCCTGACCGGAACGCGCGTAAACTTCTACGCGGCCATCCAGAGCTTGCAGCCTTACAGAAAAGGCGGCGACCCCGGGAGCATCTACTACAAAATCAAGCTCAAGGAGTACAGAGAGGTCAGAATCCGGCAGGTCAAAGTCAGCTCGACCGGAACCGCGACCGTCTCCGGCGGCTCCACCCGGACAGACAACCGAGTGCAGGCGAAAACCTACACGGTCAAGCCCGGAGACTGCCTCTACAACATCTCGAAATCGACCCTCGGCGACGGAGGCCGATACAACGAAATCTATTCCCTGAACAAGGATAAGCTCAAAAATCCGAATTTGATTTATCCCGGACAGGTGTTGCAGCTCCCGTGAGGTGAGGCAATGGGCAAGATTACATTTCTCGTCACAAAAGGCGAGACCACCTACGACATGAGCGAGCTGGTGGAGAGCGCGACATGGAGCGGCCGAAAGGGCTCCCCAGCGCGCACTCTTTCCGTATCGCTTATTGACGATGACGGCTGGAAACACGCCCGTTCCGGCATTGATGTCACCAAGGGAAACCACTGTGTTTTTTATTGGGAGGGCGCAGAGCTGTTTCGCGGCATCATCATGCAGCAGAGGCAGAGCACGAAAAAGACCATGACCATCAAGGCCTACGACGTGGGTATCTACCTGTCGAACAACAAAGACAGCTTTTGCTACAAGCAGAAAAAGGCGTCCGAAATCTTCAAGGACTGCTGCGACCGATTCCAGATTCCGTACAAGGATGTGGCCGACACCGGCTACGTCATCTCGGAACTGCCAAAGGCCAAAACGACAGCCTGCGATGTTATTCTGGACGCCTTGAGCCTCACGTTTAAGGCCACCGGCATCAGGCATTATGTGACGTCAGCCGACGGGAAACTGAGCTTGATAAAGCGGAAAGACAGCATCCTGCAATGGGTGGTGGAAACCGGCCGGAACCTTATAAGCTACGACTACACTTGCAGCATCGAGAAGGTGAAAACCCGCATAAAGCTGCTGTCTAAGGAGGACAAAGTGCTTGCCGAAAAGGCGGACACGGAGCTCGAAAAGACCATCGGCATCATGCAGGACATTTCCACGCCCGACAGCAACACCGAGGAGGCAAACCTCACGGACATGGCTGAATCCATGCTCGCAGAGCAGAAGCTCCCCAGCAAAACGCTGACAATCGAGGGCCTCGGGCAGGCAAACGTCATTTCTGGCGTCGGCCTGTGCATCATCATCAGGCCGCTCGGCATCTCGAACAGCTACTATGTAGACGAGGATACCCACACATTCAAGGGCAACTACCATGCGATGCGCCTTACCTTGAACATGGCAACAGACACCGAGCGGAGCGCAAAGGCGAGCGATGAAAAGAGTTCGACCTCGCACTCCGTCGGCGATAAGGTCCAATTTTCGGGCGGTCCCCAGTACGTTGCGTCCACCGCGACGTCTCCGACCAACAGCCCGAAAGCGGGACCGGCGAAAATCACCGCCATCGCCAAGAGCAAGAACGCAAAACACCCGTACCACATCATCCACACGGACAAGCAGAGCACCGTCTATGGATGGGTGGACGCCAGTCAAATCGGATAGGAGGAGCTGCACATGAACCCGGATGAAGCGACGAGCCTAAAGCAGCTCTTTCTATCTATGCTGCCGAAAGACGGCGGCATCGTTGTCGGTACGGTAACGAAAGAGAGCCCGCTCACCATCCAGATAGAGAACGACGAAAAGCTCGAAATCTCTGGCAGCGCGCTCCTCGTCCCCCGGAACCTGACCGACTATCAAGTGAAAGTAGACATCGCCCTCGCGGACGGCAAAATCGACAGCAACACCCATGTGGGCGGCGCGCACGGCCACAAGTTCCAGTTGTTCGATTCCAGAGGCGGAGGAGTGACCGGCCTCGTCGGCTGCCCGTTCGAGGGCGATAAGGACAAGCCCGTGGGAGACTATCACAAGGTCGAGAGCAGCAAGGAGAGCGCGCACATCCACTCGCTGAAAACCTTTTCCATCGAGAGCGGTCTGCTGACCGTTTACAATGCGCTCAAGACGGGCGAATCTGTCTACCTTCTCCGCGTCAACGACGGTAAGAGCTACTACGCTCTTGAGAGGGCTATCGTATGAGCAGAGTGTTTGTTCCCATTCCCATTTCCGGCATCGAGGAGGAGAAAGAGCAGCCGTCGCTCACCTACAAGCTCGACCTCGATACCGGGCGCATCGTCGGAAAGGCTGACGGCCTCGAAGCCGTCAACCAGTTTATTTTGAAAGCACTCCTCACTCCGCGCTTCCACTGCCTCGTCTACGACAACCAGTACGGCAGCGAAATCAAGGACACTATCACGGACGAGAGCGCGACAGAGGAGCTTATCAGGGCGGAAATCCCGAGACTTGTGGAGGATGCACTCCTCTGCGACGGCCGGATTCTTAAAGTCTATGACTTTGAGTTTGAGTTCAACGAGGATTCCTGCAACGTCCACTTCACGGCGGACACTATTTACGGGACCACAGAGGTCGAGGAGGTGATATAGAGTGTTTGAAGCCCAGACCTACGACAAGGTTTTGGAGGAGATTTTGAGCCGCGCGCCGGACGGAATTGACCTCCGGCAGGGCAGCATCTTCTACGATGCTGTCGCAGGCATCGCTTTCAAAATCGCCAAATACTATGCAGACCTCGAACAGGTGTTCGAGATGGTGTTTCTGGTGACGGCGACCGGCGATTACCTGACGCTCAAGGCAGAGGAATACGCCGTTTACCGGCAGGCAGCCGCGACGGCAAAGTACCGCATCAAGTACGACGGGGAGCTCCCGGAGCTCGGGACGCGCTTCTTCTGCAACGGCCAGTATTTTGTGCTGGCGCAGGATGACGCCCTCGGCATCTACATCGAGGCGGAGAAAGCCGGGACGGAGGCGAACGACATTCCGGCCGGAACTTCTGTTGTGCCGACCGATACGCAGCGGAGCCTCACGGCCTGCTCCATCGTCGAGGAGCTCGAACCGGGCGCAGACGATGAGGACGACGAGAGCCTCCGAAAGCGTGTACAGGAGAAAATCGCTGGACCGGCAGAAAATGGAAACCAGCAGCACTACAAAACGTGGTGCGAGAGCATCTCCGGCGTCGGCCGTGCGCGCATTGTTCCCCTTTGGGCGGGAGAGAACACGGTCAAAGGTGTTCTCATTGACACGGAGGGCGGCCCGGCGTCTGAGGCTGTTGTGCAGCGCGTACAGGAGTACATCGACCCGGGCGGGACCGGCCTTGGTGAGGGACAGGCCAACATCGGCGCGCACTTTACCGCGACATCCGCCACGGCGAAAAGGGTCAACATCTCTTTCTCCGTGACGCTTGCAAAGGGAGGAGACCTCGCCAGCGTCAGGAGCGCAGCGCAGACGGCCCTCAAAGCTCAAATCAAGAGCATCAACCTCACCACGGACGACAGCGAAACACCCACCCTGCGCATCAGCACGGTCGGCAACACGATTTACAGCCTCTTGGGAGTGCTGGACTACGCAAACCTCCGCTTCAACGGCCAGACGGCAAACGTCGAGGCCGGAAAAGAGGAGGTATTTGTTTTGGGGGAGGTGACAGTAAGTGAAACCAACCCTGTATCCTAACGGATTCCCCAGCGCATACGAGGAGCTGAAAACATTCTACCCGGTGTTCTACCGGGACGTTTTCGAGATGGACGCTATCTGGCGCGCAGCCGGAGGCGGGCTGGACGAAATCGAGGACGGCGTGGACGCTGTTGTCAACAACAACTTCGTCTCCCTGATGGACACGGATGCACTGGCGCAGATGGAAACCTTCCTCGGCATCCCTCTGAACCAGAAGCGCACCCTCGAGGCGCGGCGCAAGCTCGTCGCCTCGTACTTCATCGGCGGCAACCATATCGGCGCGCGAGAAATCAAGGACATCACCCGGGCCTTTACAGAGGGCACTTGTGAGGTCTCTTTCGTAGGCGGAACGGTCTATATCCATGTGAAGTCCGACATCAAGGACACGCCACCGGAGGATGACTATTACTACATCCTACGAAAGAAGATACCCGCGCACCTCGGCGTATACACCAACATCGAAATCGAGTTCTCGGAGCGGCTCTATGTTGGCTCGAACGCACTCGAGGGCAACCGGTACGACATTGTACCCCCGCCACCTGTCGGCCAGAGCGCAGCCGGAGAGCTGCACACCGGCAGCTATATCACGCAGAGCGACAGGACTGGCATCGACCTGCATCCGCAGCCCGGCCTCTCGTTTGAGACCGGGCTCCACGCAGCGGCCGTCGTCCTCGAATCGAGCAAAACGGCCGTTGACCTGCCTGCACCGGAGCGGTGCAGCGCACAGAACGCGCTCCACGCCCGCACAGGCATGGTTGAGAGCAGCCGAACGGCCGCAGACATGATTCTGTATAGCGGCTGGGAGGACAGCGCAGAGAGCACCGTAAGGACCGGCGCGGCCTATGCGCAGAACACGCTCGTCGCTATCGCCCCGGCATTTCAGCAGGGGCGCGCGGCTGCAGCATACACAGCCCGGACTGGCTGCGGCGTCATCGAGAACACACACTACATTGTGCAGACAGCACAGAAAGGGAGTATCTAAATGGACGGTTCTATTACCACCAACAAAGGCATTGCCCTTATCGGCAAACTGCTGGCGCAGAAAGGCGCATTGCAGATTACCCGCGTCGCAGTCGGCGACGGCACTCCTCCTGCATCCCCGGCAACGCTCAACGCCCTCGTGCATGAGCTGAAAAACGCCACCATCGAGAGCGTGGACAACCCGAAGAACGGCGAGGCGAAAATCGTCGTCACCGTTTCCAGCATCGGCGTGACGCAGGGCTTTTTCGTCAAAGAAATCGGCGTCTTTGCAAAGGACACCGACGGGAAAGAGATTCTTTACGCCTACGCAGGATTCTCCGACAACCCCCAGTGGATTCGCCCCGAGGGTACGGCCATCACCAACGTGGCGACCTACGACATCAACACCATCATCGACCGCGTTTCCGAGGTCAAGGTCACTATCGACCCGTCGAGCCTCGCCACTAAGGCAGACCTCACCAAGCTGGACGACCGTATCTCCGCACTGGAACGCAAAGAGCACGTCAAAATCTACGGCGTCCGCTGGCCCAAGGGCGCGAGCGCAAGCAAGGGCGAGCGCATCTACGACAGCGTAGGCATGACGGCGGAGGCTGGCGTTGGTAGCCAGACCGTCACCAACGACTTCGACAAGGCTTACCCGTTCGCAGGCCGTCGCCGCTGCAACGGCTACCGCGACGCAGACCGCACGTTCCATGTCACTGCATACGAGGGCGAGCCGGGCTACACCACAAACGACCCGGCAAAGCTGGTGTACGTCGAGACGCCGGAGTTTTATTACTTCGACGGCATCGACGGCGACTATGAGGTCATGGCCGTGTCTACCTACCCGGTTCCGGGCTTTGAGTTTATGCCCCGCACCTACTCCGCTGCATACCTCGTCGCCATGGAGGGCGAGACTAACAGCAAGAAGCCCACGAGCCGGAGCGGCGTATTCAGCGACTACAACAGCCTGAACGGATGGGCGACCGACATCAAGAAACTGGGCTCCCAGTACACCGGTATGCTGGCGGTCGATAACTACATCGACGGTCTCCTGATGATGGTTGAGTTTGGCACGAAAGACGTGCAGACTGTCATCATGGGCGCAAGCACCCTGCCGTATTCTGATTCTCATGTTGCACTGGCGGCAGAGGACAGCGCGAACCGCATCCTCATTACGAAAGCGCAGGCAGCAGACTACGTCGTCGGCCAGACTATCAGCCTGTCCAAGAGCAACATTTGGAGCGATGAAGTTGCCAAGAACCGCATCGTTACCAAAATCGAGGACAAGAGCACGGACCAGACCTACCTCTACTTCGACGGCGCAGCAGTCAGCATTGCCGAGGGTTGCCATGTGAGCTCCCGCCCGTGGGTGAACGGCGCAGCCGATGTTGTGGCGGCCAGCTCCGGCTCCACTGTGGACAACACGAGCGGCAAATACCCCTTTATCTACCGTGGCAAGGAGAACCCCTATGCAAACGCATGGGTCAATGTGGCGGACCTGTTACATGTCAGAGAGGGAACAGAGGGCAATTACAAGTATCACATGGCCTATCTGCCCGACCCCACCAAATACGCAGGAGGCACGGTATCGTCCGATTATGTGCAGCTCGACTTCGAGATGCCCGGGCAGGACGGCTATGTCAAGGAGCTTGGCAAAGACCCGCGCTATCCTTTCATCCGCGTAACCAAGACAATCGGCGGCAGCTCCTCCACCTATTACGCTGACCATTACTGGTACGGACGCAACGCGGTCAACGCGGTGTTTGCTGGCGGCTACCTCAATGATGGCCGGTACTGCGGCCCTCGTTACTTCCTCTGCAACTATGCCCCGTCGTACTCGTACTGGGACCGCCGCGCGCGTCTTTCTTAAAATACCTGACAGCAGGGGATTGGGGGCGGCCAGCCCCCTTTCTTCTTCTGTCTTTTTCTTTCGCTTTTTAACTCCAAACAGGGACTTGGTGTGCTCTGCTCGCGGTGATTGCTGGCGGCAACCTCAATGATGGCCGGAACTACGGCCCTCGTTACTTCAACTGCAACAATGCCCCGTCGAACTCGAACTGGAACCGCCGCGCGCGTCTTTCTTTATGCGTTCCCATAAATTATTGCACACCATTTCGCCGCCCTAGAGGCAGCCGGACCCGGAGAACGGGCCGCCTTGCCACTCGGCAAAAATACGCCACATCAGGTGGGAGCTAGTAGGACCGGACAGGCCTCGAAAACCCTCAAGGCTAAAAGAAAGAGGTGAATGCCTGTTGAAAAGGGCAGGATTCCTGTATGAAAAGCTCCTCGACAGAGAGCTTATCAGGGACGCCATCATAAAGGCATCACGGAAAAAGCGTCGCCGGAGGTCGGTTAGACGCATCCTGAATAATATCGACCATTACGTCGATGAACTCTACACCATGATTGCGAACGAGAGCTTTACGCCCTCACCGTACCGGAGATTCCAAATCAAGGACGGCGCGACGCAAAAGGTGAGAGAAATTTGTTGCCCGAAATTCTACCCCGACCAAATCGTCCACTGGATGATGATACTCGTTCTCGAACCCGTGTTTATGCGCGGGATGTGCGAAACGAACTGCGGCAGCGTCCCCGGGCGCGGCGCGCACTACGGAAAGAAGCACATTGAGAAGTGGTACAAGCTGGACAGGAAGAACACAAAATATTGCGCAAAGCTCGACATCCGAAAGTTCTACCCATCGTCTAAGGCCCCGGCCGTTATGCAGGAACTGCGGCACGTTATCAAGTGCAAGCGGATGCTGCGGCTGTGTGAGACGGTGCTGAACAGCTCGGACGGCCTGCCGATTGGCAATTACACCTCACAGTGGTTTGCGAACTTCCTTCTGCAGCGGCTCGACCATTTCATCAAGGAAGTGCTCCACATACGGTATTTTGTCCGGTACATGGATGATATGTGTCTCTGGGCATCGAGCAAAAAGCTCCTGCACAGAGCGGTAAAAGCAATCGAGAAGTTTCTGGCGGGTCTCGGCCTCGTGTTAAAGGCCAACTGGCAGATATTCCCGACGGCTGCCCGCGCGGTGGATTTTCTTGGATTCCGATTCTTCCGCGAGAAAACGACCTTGCGAAAGAACCTCGCTCTGCGCTTGAGGCGGAGGGTGAAGAAAACCTACAAGCATACCCAGAAAACAGGCAGAGTGCGAGCGCGGGACGCGGCAGCGGTTATGAGCTACTGCGGATGGCTGAAACACGCACATTGCCACGGCTTTTTCGTGAAGTACGTTAAGCCGTATGTGAACTTCAAAAAGCTAAAGGAGGCTATCAGACATGAAGCGAGAATACGCGCACGAACCGCCTATTGTGTCGGTAACGCAGCTCAACCCCGAACAGTGTGAGGTGCTGCTGCACGAGAACATCAACGCGGAGACCCGCACCACGACCGGCGCAAACGGCGAGGAGCAGACCACCGTATACACGGCACAGGAGTACACTCTCATCATCCCGTGGCGGGATGGCATTGAGGACAGCATCAAGGCCAACGTCGCCGCATGGACCGAAATGGCCCGCAAGCAGGAGCTCGAAGAGCTGCTGCCTGAAAAGCTGACCGAGCTGGATAATGCCTGCCGCAAGGCCATCGTCGAGGGCTGCTGGGTCGGGCTGGCGGACGGCTCCACCCAGCACTTTGCGCTGACGGAGGCAGACCAGATTAACCTCAACGTCGCGCTCGAAGCCGTGAAAGCGGGCGCGGATGGCTATCCCTATCACGCGGATGGTGAGCTGTGCTGTGTGTTCAGCGCGGCCGACATCAACGCTGTCGCAGCAGCGGCCGTGGCGCACAAGCTCTACCACACCACCTATTTCAACCACGCGAAGCAGTGGGCCACCCGCGCCAAAACGGCAGACGAGCTGGCCGGTATCCACTACGGCGCACAGCTCCCGGAGGACCTTGCTGCCAATATGGCAAAGGTCATCGCTAGTGTATCGGGCCAGTAAGGCAGCCGCGCTGTTCCTGACAGGCGGCACGGCCTACGCGCTGCTCGAGACGGCATGGCGCGGTCACACGCACTGGACGATGTTTGTCCTCGGCGGGTTCCTTTTCCTGATTCTAGGCGAGCTGAACGAGGGCTTGCTCGAATGGGATACCCCGCTCATTTTGCAGGGCATCATCGGTTCAGCCATCGTGACAGGAGCGGAGCTCACAACCGGGATGATTCTCAACGTCTGGCTCGGCCTCGGCGTTTGGGATTACTCAGGGATGCCGCTCAACTACAAAGGGCAGATTTGCCTCCCGTTTAGCATCCTGTGGATTTTCGTTTCCATCGCGGCCGTCGTTCTCGATGACTGGCTGCGATACTGGCTGTTTGGGGAGGAGCGTCCGCACTACACACTGTTCCGGCGCGGCGAGAGCCGCTGAAAGGAGCCGCCAATGAACCGCGAGGAGAGGCTCGAACAGCTTTTGACGGCCACCGTTAAGCTGCTCGACCAGTGGGAGGAATACTCCCTCGAAACGAACTGCGGGGAGCCGGAGGGCTACGGAGCAGCCCGCGCGGTGGTACACGCAGAATTTTCCGTACTCAAACAGACCGACAAAGGAGACGTCGAGAATGAGCGTAATTACCTTTAAGCCGAACGACCACACGAAAATCACCACAGACTTCGAGCGGTACGAGTTTGCCTGCCCGTGCGGATGCACGGCGCAGATGATTGACCCGGAGCTCGTCCGGAAGATGCAGGCCATCCGCACCAAGCTCGACAAGGCCATCAAGGTTACTTCGGGCTACCGGTGCGTGAAGCACAACGCAGACCCGAAAGTCGGTGGCAGCCGGACAAGCCGCCACCTCTACGGCATTGCGGCCGACTGGCGCACGAAGGACCGGAGCGTAAACCCCGTTGCCCTCGGCATCATCGCGGCCGCACAGGGCTTTGGCGCGGTCGGCATCTACTGGCACGACAAGGCCGCCATTGTCCACACCGACACGCGCGGAGGCAAGGCTACATGGCTTTGCGTCCAGCCCGGCGTGTATCCCAGCACCACCTACAATAAGTTTGTCCTGCCGACCATCGAGCAGGGTTGCGAGGGAGCCGCTAACCGCGCAGCTACGGTTATGCTGCAGCGGCTCCTCGGCATCCCGCACGACGGCAGTTTTGGCCCGGCTACCACAAAGGCACTGATGACGGCCCAGCGTAAGCACGGCCTTGTCCCGGATGGCATTTGCGGCCCCAAGAGCTGGACCGCACTGTCTGGCGCAAGCAAGTACCTGCTGTGAGGGGGGTGATTCCGATGTGGGAGTTTATCATCCAGTATTGGGCTGAGTGGGCTTTCGGCCTCCTCAGCGCGGCGGTCGTCGCCGTCGCGGTCAAGTACAAAGCCCTCCTCGATGGCGTCCTTGCCATCCTCCACGACCGCATTTATCAGGCCTGCCAGTTTTACCTCGCGCAGGGGTACGTTGACATGGCTGGCCTGAAAAACGTCGAGTATCTTTACCGCAGTTATCACGCCCTCGGGGGCAACGGGACAGGCACCGAGCTTTATAACCGTGTCAAGGCCCTGCCTATCCGAGGCTGATTCACATCGTTCGAACCGCCTACAATCCGTAGGCGGTTTATTTATAGCCCCGGCGTAGTCCGGGAGAAAGGCATCTCCATGAAGTACAACAACAAAGTTTCCGCCGCCACCATCGCCCGCACTGCCGCCCTGCTGCTGGCTCTGACGAACCAGATTCTGAGCGCGTTCGGCAAGTCTCCGCTGCCCATCGAAAGCAGCACTGTGGAACAGTTGGTGACTACTGGTATCACCACAGTCACCGCGCTCATCAACTGGTGGTATAACAACTCCTTCACGCAGGCTGCTATCGAGGGCGATAAGACCTACGAGAACGTCAAGAATCAGATTCGCTAAGGACGCCCCAGCAGCTACCACATAACAGCACGAGCCTCCCGGTATTCCTCGCACAAGAGGGCCGGGAGGCTCTTTTTTTATTGCCGTTTTTTGCAATATCTTCCCCGGAAACGCACTTAAAACGACATTTCCGGCGCGGTTATTCTCGTAAAAAGACATTTTCGGGGCAGAAATGCACTTTTTGATACATTTTCTATCATTTCCGTGGATAACCGCAGAAAAACGGCGCGGAAATACCGAAATGACCCGAAAAGTGGAAAACTGGGTGGAAAAAGTTGATAAAAGGGTCGCGCGAGACAACACACGCAGTTGTCCCAAAATACCACGAAAAACAATATAACCGGAGCGGAAATACCGTTTTGAGCACATATCCGCGCGGATATACGCTGAAAACAGCATTTCCGGTTATTTCCGGCGAAACAATCGACAAAGTAGAGTAGAGTAAAGAAGAGTAGAGTAGAGAATATATTATACTCAGCGATTGTGCAATCGCTGGCGCGAAAGCCGTTGCTATTGTCCCTGTTAGGTGCTATCATAGAAGCACGACCACCAACACAGGACAGGAGGACAACAGTTATGGGTAACACAACTGCGTCCCTCACCCACGAACAACTGTTCGGGGGGGGGGGTAACAAGTAGCGGCGCGCGATTCGTAGACCCGGCCAGCATCCCAATGGACGAGGTACGGGAGAGGCTGAAACAGCAGTGCGCGTACAAGCCATCTCTCGAAATCAACTTCGTAATGAGCAGGGATTCCAAGATTGCTTGCTTTTGGGGAAAGCAATTCTACATCACGGACGATTCATTCACCCCGGAGCTTGTTTACGAAACAGAATCTTTTGTAAACGCGGCCTCCATTTCAGACGGCTCAAGATACGCCGTGTGCCAGACAGCACACAACGCCCGGAACGATGAGGACAGCGGAACATTCGCTGTGATAGATGTTCTGCACAAAAAGGTACTAGGAAAATACCGCACAGAGCATGGCTGGAAGTACATGACACGCCTGTATGTGGACGAACGGGAAAAGTGCTTTTGGGCATACTTTGGCGATGACAAAGAAAAAGTGAGCTTTGAGGACCGCGTGAAAGAGGAGCCGTCGCCGGAGCAGAAACCGGAGCAGCCCAAAAAAGAAAACCCGGCAGCGGAGCCGAGCAAAAAGCAGAACAAAAAGGCGAACGTCATAGCCATCGCTGTTGCTGTGTTCTTTGCGTTCATGCTTTTTGGCGGATTCGACCTTATAGCACCCCGAAAGAGAACAACCAGCACAACCAGAATATCGACGCCGGAGACGAACCGGAGCGTCCTCGAAGAAACCGCACTGAACGCGCTGGACAAAGAAAGCGCGGCCTACATATCGTCGATTGATGCGTTCTATTACAGCAGCAAGTACACGCTCACCGTCCGAACCGTTTCCTCTGGCGGCCTGTATCTCCCGATAGTGGCGGAGCAGACGGCGCAGGCAGTGTTCGACAAAGCAGCAGAGCTTGGCATCACGCTTTCGGAGTACAAGGTCGAGGAGTTCAGCGAGGGCAACAGCAGCAAGGTGGAAAACCTGATACTTTGGAAAAGCGCGGATGGTATAACCGGAACCTACACAGACGACACCGGCAGCAGCCCGTACATCGAGACAGATGTTACCATCGAGAGGCTGGCGGAAATCGTGAGATGACCCAGCAAGTGACGAAAGCCTCCTGCGGAGACCCGCAAAGCGTCGTGGCGGCTAGGCGGCAAACTTTACGGCTAGACCACAAAAGCCCGAAATCGAGGCCCCGGAGCCGTGCTCGTGGCGTTCTACGGCTCAACGCAGGAGAAAGCACTCCGAAAAGCTACCGGCAAATAGCCAGCAAGTTAAAATCAGCCTGCGGGAGACGGCCCACAGGGAGGTGATGGAGAGGGCTGCACGGGGACCACGAACAGCCCTCCCGTCACAATGGCTGCTCCGAAACACCCGCAGCGGGAAGAACGGCGCGCGCAAATCCTGTATGCGCGGCAGCGGCTTGACCGCTGGCGGGCATAGGAGGCAAGCATGGAACAGTCTATTTATGAGCTCTACATGGAGCAGGTCAACCCGCAGGACACCCGCGAAATCATGCAGGCAGAGGACGCGCTCACCGCGCTGCTCAAGCTGGTGGAAAACCGCGAATTGCGCGACGCCATCGACCGCGCAGCAGGCCGCGTTGCCTACCTCCGAGAAGTAGCGGCATTTGAGGCCGGTTACGGCTTTATGCCCGAATAACAAAAAGGGAGGCCCGGCACAACGCCGGGCCTCCTGTTGTGTTCTTGAATCAATCAGAGGGAAAGCATTTTTTGTCTTTCTGCACCAGCCACCAGAGGTAGGCAGAAACGCTCATCCCACGGTCGGCAGCTTTTGCTTTTATCAGGTTTTTCCCTCCAGCGGGGAACCTGACCGTAACGGCATCGTAATGCGATTTGTTATAAGATGCGACGTATTTCGCCTGATTAAACTCAGCCATTTTCTGCTCCTTTTTTCTTTGCACGGCAAGCCCGGATTCGCAAGGCGTTGACGCTTGGATACTCTGCGCCCTGCATCCCTCGATCATACGGAGTGTAGCTCAGAACGGCGTTCCGGGTCATTCCGAGAGATTCGGCGATTTCATCAATGCTCTTTCCGTCCTCCCGCATTTTTGCGATTTTTAGCGAGAGAGGGCTGGACCACGCCCCGGCAGTGATTAAAATTTTTCTGGTCTTCTGCTCGCTGATCTTGAGCCTCCGTGCAATTCCGGCCACGCTCAATCCCTGCTCGTTCAGACGGAGAATCGACGTTACAAGTGCATCCATATCTGTTTCCCTTTCCAAAAGCCCGTCAAGCCGATAGCGCAGCCACATCATTTATTTGTTCAGCATATCCATCACGGCGTTGTAATGCTTTTCGTATTCTTCGCCAACAGCAAGCTCTTTTTCGGCCTTTGCTTTCTGATAGGCCCGCTCTTCGCCGTAGATTTCGCTTTCGATATCATCGGGGATCTCGACGAATGCCTTCTGCTTTTTGCCATTGGCCATCACATATACGCAGAAAGCGTAATGCACGTTCTCCGGCCAGCGACCAGTCTCCTGCTTGTAGGCACCGGCCTTCATTTCACGACCGTTCACGAGCAGGGAGTTGATGGTGTACTGCCACTTGTGGCAAGGGACCGTAACCTCGTTGCCATCATTCCAGAGGGTTTCTTCGGTGATGACCTTCACATCAATGTCAAGATCAATCTTTGCGCCACGAGCGGTAGTCCAAGAATACTTCATTTTGTTTTCCTCCGGTTGTTTTGTGGGTGTTCTTCTGACACCATTATTATATCACATATGATTGCATATGTAAAGAGATTTTGAAAAGTTTTTTTGACAATGCAAAATATTTTTTAACAAAAAGCCTCCTAAAGTCCCAAGTATTCTTCAATCGAAAGACCGAGCGCAGCAGCGACGGCATGAATTTGATAGACATCACGCGGGACACGGCGACCGGCTTCCCAGTCCTCGAGCGTCCGCAGCGAGACGCCGGAGAGCTGCGCCAACCGGGTGCGAGTCAACCCGCGAGCCTCGCGCAGCCCGGTGACGCGGACGGCGACAGGAGTTAAAGCTGACATCTTGAAATCCTCCCTTGATTCTGATATTATAAAAATGCCGGAGGAGTGAGGCGTTGCAAGCCGTTTTCTCACTCCCCCAGCGTTTCAGAACTCAGGCCGCCGTCATCGGCCTTTGTTCTTCATCGGAGAGCCCTGCTTACTTGTTGAGCAGGGCTTTTACTTTTTCCATGGCCTCCTCGAGCGTTTTGCTGTTACGCATAAGCTCAAGAATTTCACGGGTCCGGTTCTCCTTTGCCTCGTCGCGAAGCACCTCAGCGGTATTCATTTCGTCGTCCATTTTGTTTCCTTTCTGGCCTTGCCACCTTACTCGTTGAGGAGCAACCCCCTCAACTGACTATATTATACCACGCGAGCGCGTGGAAAGCAAGAGCAAAATGGCAAAAACTTGAAATATTTTTGCGTACCTGTGAAAGATTTACTGCTCGATGTACCGAAAGAGAAAACCGCCCGCATGGGGCAACTTTCCCTTGCATACCTTTCCGATTGCGCTGTCATCCAGACCGGTAGCACGAGAGGCAGCAGCGATACTCGGATACTCATGGATGACCTGATTTGTCTTGCGGTCAATCTGGCAGACCGGAGCAAGTGTTGAGCCATGATAAGCCCGGACACTCCTGCCGTAGCCGTCGCCCGGTTCGGGAGCCGTCTTGCCGTTCCACTTCGCGCCGGATGCAAGACCGCCAAAAAGAAAACCCTGCATCTCGTAGGCGCGGGACAGACGACCCAGCAGCGTGTCGAGCTGGTCGCGCTGGTTGCGGTCGAGAGACTTGAGGAACGTGTCAATCTCCTTTTCGGCCTCGACGACCTCCTGAATCCCGACGTGTAAAACGTCGTTCTGCTCATATTTTTCGTACAACGTCCGATAGACAGCAGCCACGGCACAGACCTCCTTGCGATTCCATTCCAAACACCGGCCACTGGTCGATGTACTCGCACTCAAAGAACAGACGAACCTCCTCCTCGGGAATCTCCGTGACGTCAACGACCTTGTCACCGGGCCTCAAATCCCTTTTAAGGAACAGAGCGGCCTCGTCGAGAGACGGAGCACGGACGCCCTTAATAGCAATGCTGTAACCGTCTGCGAGCGACACCTCGTAATATTTGATAATCATTCTGCGTACACCTCCCCATCTTTGAAAAAGAGCTTTGCACGGCGCAGGCGGAACGCCTCAAGAATGAGCGCGAAAGCCGTGTCACACGTTCCAGACACCATCTCAAAACCCGGCATTTCCCACAAGCCAGCGTTGTAAAAAGCGGCAGCCAACTCGACGATGATGCGCTCGTTCTGGCTCAAATTGAAAGCCTCCTTTGCGGCCGTGAACATCATGTAGTCCTCGCCGATGACGGCAATGCGGAGCTCCGGCCAGCGCGTGAGCGCGGAGAGCAGGTACAGGGACGCGCCCCAATACGGATTGACGCGCCCGGATTCTGGATTGACGATGTGCGGAATCCGCCGAAGCTCAGACAGGAACGCGGCCTCGTGCTCCGGGCTTTTGTATGTGATATTGATTTCCATGTGAACCTCCTTACATATCGACCGAAACAAAATGATAGGCGTACCAGCAACCGCGACGGCGAAAGAGCCTGACGCGGGTGGTAAAGAACTGACCGGAGCACCCCGCGCCGTCATAAAGGTCGTCGCGGTAGGCCCGGTGCATATAGAACCATTCGAGAACGCTCTCTTTTGAGAGGGGAGAGAGCTTCTCGGGCAGCTTAACGAGCTCGACGAAAGAATCGAGCTCGTCACGGACGATGCTACAATCGGAAACCCGATTGACGTACCCCCGGATGTCGCGCTTGAGCTGAATGACAAAGTTCTCGACGCGCTCACTGCGCACCGGACCGGGAAAACGCTCGAACATGAGCAGGTCATCGTATGCCTCCTTGAGGCTGTCGTAATCGTGAATATCGCGGGTCATTAGGCTCTCTCCCTTTCTTCCTTTGCCTTGCGGAGCTCCTCGAGAAGCTCAGGGAGCGGCAGCCGCTCGAGCTGATACTCCCGGCGCGCGGCCGGAGACAGGCTGTTGAGCCATGTCTCGTACTTTGCCCGCTCCTGCTCTGCGCAGGCCCGGATGCTCGCGAGAGCATCCGCAGGCGGATAGTCCTCGCTGACGTACCATGTGATTTTACCCTCGGGGGAGATGTGAGCGACCATCTTGAAATCGCCATTTTCCATCACGGCGGAGTTGCAGACCGTAACCCCGTTGCCGAGACAGCCAAGGAACAACTTGAAATTCCGGGCAGCCATCAGTAAATCTCCTCCTCAAGCATCTTTTTGCTGAACCGCTCAATCTCCTCGAGAGAGGTCCACTCCGGCTTCTCGTCGTCGGAAAAGCTGTCCCACAGGATGCGCATGGCCTGAATATGATTCTCAACGCAGCAGCCCCAGAGGTACTTGCTGAAACGAGAGCCGCAGCCGAGGAAATACTTGCAGTCCTGAATACAGCGGCTCAAGAGCCTGTATCGGAACTCGGCATCGGAGCCGACAAGGTCGGTGGCGACGTTGCCGAAATAATGAAATTCTGCGTCGCCAGCGAAGTAGAGCGTGACGCTGGCCTCAAGGCTACGCGGCCAGCCGTCCGGATACGGACGGGTCGAGCCGTCGGAAAAGTGAGTCATCGCGGTTGCAGTCACCCCGATGGCGGCCTCGTTTTCGCGAGGACGGCAGAAGAACGTGCGAATCTGAATACGCTCGCACTCCATGGAACCGGCCTTGCCGATGCGGTCGGGGAACAGGGACATGGCCGGGTCATACCCAGCAGCTTTCAAACGCTCAAGAACGGTCATCAGAAGAACCTCCTATTCAAACGTATACACATAGCCGTTGTACGGAAAGGCAGCGGCAGCGGCGGCCGCCCGGGCGACCTCCTCGGCGAACTTCTTCGCCTCCTCCGGCGGAACCGTCCCAATGGAGGGCCAGCTCACGCCAAGATGAACAGCACCGTCAGGAGACGGCCGGAGCTCAAAGACCTCCACATTCCCGTGGATGCGGTTCTCGTCCTGCACCTTGCGGAGAGCGGCGAGAAAATCCTCAAAGAACACGGCAGGGAAATTACTTTCGTTTGTCATAAAATACTCCTTTCAGACCTTGCTGCGGCCATCACAAGATGGGCTTCGTCCAGCCGGTCCACCAGCAGTCGAAATCTTTCAGAATCTTCTCTCGGTTCTCCGGGGTGTCAGGCAGATTGTAGCCGGAGCGGGAGTTGCCGATGAAAAGTTCCCCGAAATCGTTCAGCCCACACGAGACACCGGTACGGCTGTCCTCTTTGAAAATAAGCATGAGACGAACCCTCCTTTACTGCACCTCTGCGACGCTCTCGTAACCCCAGCAGAAAACCCTGCGGCCCATCTTCTCGCAGCGGGATTTCAGTTCCCTCGCTGCGCTGTCGGCGGAGCTGATGCTCTTGTAACCGCACTCCACAACAGAACCGGCCGGAACCTTGCTCCCAAACGTGGAGCCGTTCTTTCCGGCGTACATCTTGAACTGGTTACCCGTCCAAGGCTCCTCGGCCTTGACGAACCCGAAATACCTTACCTGCGTCATAACGCGCACCTCCTTAATCTCTGTTCTCACGCTTCCACATGAGGAAGTTCTGGTAATCATCTTGACCCATCGAGACCGGCTTGCTCGTGTTGATGAAGTCGGGGCAACCGAAGCAGACGAGCTCGTCCGGATTGCTGCGGGTCTGCGTCAGAACCTTGGCCGGGACACCGGCCATCTGGAACTTTTCGGACGGGACGCCCGGAACCTCAATGCGCCGGAGCAGCATATTGAAGTCGTAGTACCAGTCGAGATTCATGTACCGCTCCTCGCTGTCCGTGCCCTCGATTTTCTTGATGTACTCGGCCAGAGCCCCGCGAACATCCAGACGAACCGGAGCGACGCTGTCGTCATAGCTGTCGTAGAGGGTGATGGTCTCGGCCTTGCCGAAGCGAACGGTCAGGACAGCTACGCTGCCGGTGTACTTGTAGAGCTCCACAAAAACCTCCTACCCGAAACGGGTCTTACTGCTTGCTTAACGTCCCTAAAAGGGACACGCGAAAGCAAAAAAATTAAGCGACCTCAACCATACCGGCCAGACCGTAGAGGAGCTCGTGGTCCTCAAAGGAGATGCGCTCTTCCTCGAATGCACGGTCAATCTGCCAGTAGCACTCGTCGCGGTCGTTCTCGGTCTTGATGGCGGCAATGGATTTCACGATTTTCTTGAACATCTTTTTATCCTCCAAACAGGCGTTTCATCAAAAAGCAAGAAATCCGGCAAGGTTGCATTTCTCAGTGAGCGATGCTACTTTGAAACCGCTGTGGGCGAGTAGAGCTTTCCACGTTCTGTTTTGTCCTTGCCACCCGGAGCAGGAGAGGTTTCGTTTCCCAGCGAGCGATACCACTTTGGAACCTTTATCGGCGAGTGGAGCTTTCCGCGTTCTGTTTTATCCTCGATTGCTTCATTTTGGGTCATTGGCTTTCTTGTACCCTTATTATAGACCCTAAAAGGGACAATGTCAAGTAAAATATGGCAATTTGTGGAAAAAGTTCTGAGAAATGACGCTTTTTGCGGCATTATGCCCGAAATCGCAGCAGAGCAGAAAGGAAGCAGGAACCCGGAGGTCCCTGCTGATATAGTTATCCTGTTTGGCCTAATGAATTTGACCACAACAATTACAAGCACAAGGATTTTCCGCTGTTGAGCGAGAAATCGCACTTCACCGATGATACGGTCATGACCGCTGCGGTGGCAGTTGGTCTGATTGACGGAAAGGGTCTGCCGGAGAGAACATTTTGTGCAGTGCAGCATGAAATGCGGTTCTGGGGCCGTGAATATCCCCATGCCGGTTACGGCGGGATGTTCCGCCGGTGGCTGCACGCAGAAAATCCGAAGCCCTATGGCAGTTTCGGTAACGGCTCGGCTATGCGGGCGTCAGCAGCGGGCTGGCTGTTCGATACGCTGGACAAAACGCTGGAAATGGCAAAAGTGACCGCTGAAGTCACCCACAACCACCCGGAGGGCATCAAAGGCGCGCAGGCCACGGCGGCAGTAATTTTTCTGGCCCGTACCGGCCACAGCAAGCCGGAAATCAAACAATATGTGGAGCAGACCTTCGGTTATGACCTGAACCGTACCTGCGATGAAATTCGGCCGACCTATCATCATGTGGAAACCTGTCAGGAAACTGTGCCGGAAGCAATCATTGCTTTTCTGGAAAGCGTCAGTTTTGAGGATGCACTTCGCAATGCGGTCTCTCTGGGCGGCGACAGCGACACCCTTGCCTGCATCACCGGCGGCATTGCCGAAGCCTTTTACGGGATGCCACAGGAACTGCGGGCAGAGACCTTGAAGCGTCTGCCGGAGGATCTGCGGGCGGCGTACGAGCTGTTCCGGCAGAACTTTGAGCGAAGGATGTGACACCGTCGGCGCTGAGAGCCGCCGCACAGTGATTTGTG